GGACGGACCCCATCTGTGCTTCTGTGGCAAGGAATATCATTGGCCAGGACTAGTGGAGGTGTTCAAGTGACACCCGCTAAAAGCGACGAAGGAGCGGAGGAACGCAGAGACTATAGGCCAGAAGGGAGGGATGTGAAGTGAAAAAGAGGCGTAAAAAAAAGATCATTCTTGAAAAAACATTGGTAGTCACAGACCAAGACGGGACAGTTACTTACCATGATTATGGAGTGAATAAGAGAAAATTAAAACCAATGAAAAAAGAGAGATCAGGGAAGAAATGACCTGCGTCTGCCAGAAGGGAGGGATGTGACGAATAGAGAAATTGCGGAGAGGTTGCATTATAGATGGCGCATAAATACCGACCCCGCATTCTGTGCGGAAATGATTTATGAATTAACGGAAGCCCTCAACGAAGCCGAGGAGAGGGGCATAAGACGGGCGGCTGACGAATGCGTAAAACTTTGGAAAGAAACAGACAATTTACCACCCGACTTTCGACAAAATGAAATTAGCTATGGGTGTTTAGCGAGCGAGAAAGCAATCCTCTCTCTCCTCAAGGAAGCGGAGAAATGAAGAACTGCGAAATCTGCGAGTATTTCCACGGAGAAATAAGACAGGCCAAGGAAGGCTCCATTTATTGTGAACAACACGACGAGAGACTGACTAAAAATTTACAGAAAGTATTCCGTGATGCTTATAACGAGCCGACCGAGCAGGGAAAAGTTGGTGAATTCAAACTTACCAAAGAAGAAGCGGATGCCTGTTTTGATGAAAAAAAACAGAAGTACAGAGTAAGAATATTGCCACCGCGTGACCCCCAAAAGGAAGCGGGGGAAGAATGACCACGAAGGGAGTAATTCTCCTCATGTTTGGCTTGAGTGTATTTTTATTGTTTTGTTACGGCTGTCAGGTTAAATGGTTAGGCCATCCCGTTGTTAATCTCGACAGTGAATATACGAAGCAAGGTTTTTTAAATGGCGTAGAAATTGGACTTAGAGAAGACGGCGTTGTGGTTTGGAGATTCAAGGAAAAGGAAGCTGGGAAATGAAAGATAAGTCACGCTGCCTCGATTGCGCTGGAACCATTGATGAATGCAAATGCGGAGAAAAAAAAGATGATCGGTTTTGGGGGGGCAAGATGAAATACATTTACCGCACCCTCTCATTCCCATTTGTGCTGATCGGTTATCTCGGCACTTTAATTGGCTGTGTGATTGCGTTTCCGTTTTGGTTGTGGGACGTTAAATGCAGGGAGGCGAGGGAGTGGTGGTGGAAAATATTTTACTGACTTTACTGACTTTATTGAGTTTGATTATTGGTGGTTGGGTGGGTTATTTGTATGGATTTCGCGCTGGGTGGAAAGCGCGGGAAAAAGGTTACGAGACTGCATGTTTTTCAAACCAAGAAGCGATAGAGAGAAGCAAAAAATGATTGGGATTAGCTTAATTATTCTGGTGATTCTTCTTTGGATTGAACCATGAAAATTCTCGCCATCATGGATGAGGTAAAACAAAAGACAGCCGTGCCAGTGACTTGCGAGGCAATCATCAAAGAATTGAAACTGCTGGGCCATGAAGTTTATGTCTCTCATTATCCACTACTAGATGGGCCAGATGTAATTTTGACACTATATAGCATGTCGGGGATAAAAAATAATGTAGACACCGGAATTCCGATTGTTGCCTATCACGGCGATATCCCTCCCGTGAATCTTAAAGCCTACTTCAAAAACTTTGAATTATTTACAGGCAAAAAACCGACGTTAAGGAACAAGATAGGCCAATGGCTTGAAGTCAGACGCTTAAAAAAAGACCATTGGAATTTAATGAAGAAAGTGGACGTGATCGCCAACGTCACGTTTTGTAACGCCGACTATTACACGCAACTTGGCCACAAGAGATCCATCTATATTGGGAACACATGGAAACAGTAAAGATCATCGGCCATTTTGGTTATTTGGATCGCAGCGGGTCCACTTATGGCCTCAAGTATTTGCTGTGCGAGGTACTTCCTGAACTGGAAAAGATTCTGGACGATTACGAGATCCATGTGATTGGAGCCGGAGAACCGGTGCCATTTATCAAAGAAAAGCTGAAGCATCCACGAATCAAATTACGTGGGTGGGTGGAAGACCTAAATTCTGAACTCATTCAGGCTGATTGCGTGTTGCTTTTAAATAACGCGGGTGACTACCAAGCAGCATATACAAGACATCTGGTTTGTTGGGCTTTGAAAGCGTGTCTTGTTGTTCATGGATTAAGTGAATTTGCCATACCTCAGATGAACTATCGCGAGAACGTGATGTTTGGATATACCCCGACCAATATTGCAGTACGCATCAAGGAAGTCGTTACAAACAAGACGCTCAATCAACATATCAGAAACGGCGGATACCAAACTTATCTCACACATTTTGCACCAAAAGTCGTGGCTGGGAAGATCAACGATGAGATAAATCTCTTGGTGGAGAAAAGTAAATGAGGAAATTTTTGTTCAACCAGAAATTCAGGTTCGATCTTGGCTATCAGTTCCTTGGGTTTCTTAACTTCTCACTTCTCTTGGTCGCGGCGAGTGACAAGATCAAGCCTTTTATCGGTATTAAAAGCACTTGGACTATGCTTGCTTTGGCAATTCCAATTGGCTACGCCGGGGTGTGGATGTTTGGTTGGTTTTTAGATCGGGTCATGCGCTACAACCAAAACTACTCAGACGCTCAGCATGAAAGGAATCCACACGCGACGGCTAATTTTGAAAGGCTAGTCAGAATCGAAAAGCTTTTGATGGAGAAAAAATGATCGCTCTCCTAATAATTCTTGTTGTGATTGGAATTTATGGAATCCTTCTTTGGATTGAAAAATGAACGAGACAAAGAAGCCGAAGGGCATAAATTGGTGCATCGCTTGTCGTATCGACATCCGCCAGAAGATCAACGTAAAGGAGCACCTGAGGCGGGGGCACAAGGTGCAAGTGGTGGAAAAGGACCCCAGGGATGCCAGAAACGCGAAAACAGGGTCGGAAACAATCTTGCCAGCCACTAATTTCGCTCAAAAATGGGCTAGGAGCGACGAAAATGGCGCTTAGGTACTCGGGATAACCCACCTTCGTCGAGCGGGAAGGCCTCTCCGTCGAGGTGGATTTACGAAAAACGCCAAATAACGCATTTACGGGGCCCAGAATGACCCAGGAGCGTCTTTTTACGTTTTACAGGGGTCGCCCAATCCAAGAGCTATCCCGCGAAGAACTTCTGGCAGCTTTGGAAGATATGATCGTTCAATACACGGTTATGCAGAAACGCTGGCTCAAGGCAGACGAAGACAAAATGGAGATGTTCTTTGATTTGCACACTCCAAACAAAAATATTTCTTGACAAATTTCAAAGCCGTGATCGAGAAATCCGTACGTACCAAAGGTTCAGACCGGAGATATCGCTTCTCTTGGAGAAGGCTAGGATGCTCGGATACTTTGGGCAAGTGCGCCGAAGGGTTCTAGGAATGGCGAACCGCGACACGGCAAAATATTTCTTGACGCAATGCTAAGCAATATTCTACATATGTGTGCATGGACGCACAGCTTAAGTACCATCTTACGAAAGCGGTTTTCCGCAAAATGAGATTCTTGGTCCATTTCGACAAAGCCGGAGCCCGGTGGTACGAAGTGGTGAGCCGGTCCTATGCTCGTCTGAACGAACTTCGCCAGATTTATCACGCCGAGGGCTTTCGCACTTGGCTCAACCCCTTTGACGGTCGCCGCTGGATTCTGACGGTGCGGGGGAAGACCTTCAACTTCATGCCAGCGCTGCACCGGCCCGTGATCGACATATCGGAAAACTATCTTTCCTTTGGCTTAACGGATGCGTCCAAGAATTAGCACACTGGACTGAGCATGAACATTCTTTCTCGGAATCTGAGAAGAATGAAATTCGTAAAGAAATACAGGTTCAGAATCGCGCAGATTGCAAAGACAGAAGTACCGCCGCTTTCAAAGTTTCAGAAGTTTATTGATCTAGCGCGACGCAGGCTGCGTTACAGCAATTGGACCAGCTCACGAGATATCCTGAGCGGGCTACTGAGAAGTTTTAAAAGATTGAAACGGAAATAATTTATGTCCTGGGGGTTAGGTTAGTGGCCCACGGGGCTCGCGGGCGGTGGAAGATGCCGGAGAGGGCGTTTTTCCTCCCCGCCGATTTATGGTCAGGGGCGAAAGAAACGGTCGGGCAAGATTAACGAAATGGCGGGTACAGCTTTTACGGGGGTATTTCTCTCTCCATAAGCGGCCAGTCGGCGCACCTCGACATCCGAGCTGGTGCGATGCCAATGAAATTGCCAGACGTATCCACTTAAGTGAATCAACGGTGCGAGCGATGCTGAGCGGAAAAACATGGACGGAAAATGAAGTTGCCAATCAAAAACTATGAAAATATTCCAGCAGTGCCGCCGCTTTGTTTTGATGAGTTCGATGCCTGGGGCGGGGCGATAAAAGAAGGCCGAATTTATGTTCGTGAATGCAAAGGCGGAGAGATTGTTCTTAAGTCAAAAACCAAGCCTTATAAGCGAGGCATTGTGAACAACATGGAAGTCTTTTATTATCTGGTTATTGGCGATGAACCACCAGCAGTGATAAATCTTATCGCTTCAACATGGAGCAGAATATGAGCGGCAAAGTCGGCAGACCACTATCAACAAGCCTCACTCGGCGCAAACCTTTTCTAGACGAATATTTGAGCAGTGTCTCTTGGAAAGATCTTCTGAAAAAATTTGCTGAGCAACGACCACTTATTTTTATTCTTATGAAAGGAACATCTGTTGACGAGGTAGCTATTTTAGAAGCATCGGAGCTTTTGCATATTGATAAATTGGGCAAAGTGGATGCCAGAGAAATGCTCACGCAGAAAGTGGTTAATGGCCTGTCCAATAAACCCGTGGAAGAAATCGAAGCCATCATGCAGGATGAACTGCCGCCCGATGAACCAGAGCCGCCGGTTATCATACCCACCAAAGCGCCCACAAGTTCAGTAGAAATTGTTAAAGAAGCCATCTCGGAAGTGGCAAAAACACAGGGAAATGAGGGGGAAGTCTCTGTGGGTCGTTGGGTTGAATTTACGGCCCCGGACAACTCCATGAAGCAGGGCCGCGTTACCTTTATCACGCCAGACGAATCTTCATTTCTGCTCACCACAAAAGATGGCCAATCCATTCTTGTGAAAGCTGAGAAGTTGATAAGCCTTATCCCAGAAGTTGTCTAGAAGAAAAGTCGGCAGATACCACGTCGAATACCCCAATTTCCACGTTGCCTACATCGTAAGCCGCTTGCCGATCCCCTCTGTTGCTGAAGGTTACTTCCTTGCCACCGGCATCACCGGAGACAAAATCCACGTAAATTTCCATGCGAACGTCAAAGAAAAAGATGGATACCTCACTCTTTATTACGACGTAAACGCAGAGCAGCGAACGCAGGGTTTTTTCTTAAAGCGCGTGGACTTCTGGAAGAAGTTTTGGCGGATGAAATGCAAATGCAATGTCCATGTGGCGAAGATGTATTTCGATGGGGAAATATTTAAGTGCAATAAATGTATGCCGTATGAAGTTCGTCATGAAAAATGCAAATCCGTCGAACAAATACTTAACTTATTTAGGCGAGCGAGAACACGCCAAGATAAAATAAGAGCTATTTACAGTTATCTTGTTTTCAAGAAAGCTGCTCGATCAGTGATTATTTATGGGAAAAGAAATCGATCTGTTAGCCCTTGAGAGCACGCTCGGCATACGCTATTCCGGCCAACGTATAAAGAAGTTTGTGGATGTTATCAGGGATGACAACCGCGTATCCAAAATACTGAGAAGCGAATTCAACAGCCATCAAGATAGCTTCAATGGTCATGAATACTTTTGTTTTGCTGACCTTCGTCAATCCCTCTGTCGCACCTTCCACCTTCTTCCGTATGAAGAAGTCGATTATTTTCTGGAACATGATTTTCCTCCTTTTTTAACTCCTTTCCAAATCTCCACACCCATGAAATTTTTATTCCTTTATTTTTCCAGAAATCAATCCAGCGTCCGAGGTTCAATTGGCCCTTCTTTTTCTATCTCTGGAATTTTTATTCCCTTTTCTTTCATTAAAATTTTCGCCATGTCCCATATTTCCTCATCAGACAGCGTGTCATGGTTACGCATGAGAAATGTTTCATTTATGTTCTTCACGATAACCGCCACCCCCAGCGCATATCCAGGTGTTGTCTCGGAGACATCCTCAAGGTAAGTCCCCTCCACCCCCATGGTGTTGATGCCGCGAACCAAGCGGCCCCAGGAGTTTGTCATCTGCGTCTTTTCCAAAAGAGCCACTGCAACCGCAGGTCTGCTTCATAGATTGAATCAACCTGTATCGACGAATCTATGCCCGCGTGCTTGAAACAAAAACCCATCTTCTTGCATTGGGCATTTTTTAATTGCTCTTTGAGTGATTCCGTAATAATGAAACATGCCTCTTTATGCTGATGAAGCATTCTCTCCGTCAAATTCACCTTGTAGCCGAAATAATCTTTCCCGAGTTGCCGACAGGGTTCTTTCCAGACGGCTCCATAGGAGCAGCGAAATCGAACTCCATCAGGGCGGGGGCTCTTTTTCTTTTTATTGAGATCCTTCATCAAAAGCATAAAGCCATGACAATTCTCTAAGAAATTCGCCCCGTCATACCAAGCATCATTTGGATCTGTTTCTTGAAAAATGACGATCCCGTCGCCGGTCCTCTTAATGAAATACCCTGTCTTTTTTTCAAAATCATCTATGATCTTTCGGTATTGTTTTCTCCACGGCAAAATTTCCGATTCCGGGTCGGTAACACGCCTATCAAAATTGCCGAATCCGCGCACATCAAAAAATCCGATAAAGCAATGCATCAACCTCTCATCTGTTTCTTTCAAACAAGTCTCCCCGTTGCTAGGAATTTAATAATGATTCCAATAAACAAAAGCAAAATCGCCCAGAGGATCTTTGTGTTAAATCCATCGTATTTGATATGCGCATCCTTCGCCCATTTTCCAGCGTCTTTTGCTTTCTCGTCCGTGATGGCCAAATCCTTCCCAAGATTATCAACTTTGACCTTGAGCCCCCCAATCTCGCCTTCCATCCTCTGAAAAGCTTCCCACGCCTTAAAACCAGTGGCAGAGCTGTTGTCCAATCTCTCCTTTTGTTGGAGGACTACTTGATTCAAAAGCTCAAATTTTCCCTTAAGCTCAAGAATCTCAATCTCTAAATCATGAGTGGTTTTTTCACTCATGCAGCATCCAGTGGTCGTTCAATATCTTCAATGAACTCGAACTCGACACCTTTAAATCCAGCAATCCCCCCTTTTCTCACTTCGACATGGCAATGACTTCCCGAAGAAGCCCCCGTATTTCCTGTTAACCCAATCCTTTCGCCAGCCGTAACGTTGTACCCGGCGTAAACTTCCACCTGCGAAAGATGCGCGTAGCAAATAAAAATATCTCCACAGCGCTGCCAAACACGCAGACCGAATCCTTTGCCGTGATCATTCTCATCTTCCCAGCCGATGCGCGCGATGATGCCGCTTAGGGCCGCTACAATGGGAGTCCCTGATGGTGTTGCAAAGTCAACACCGTAGTGCATTTTCCCGGTCTCCCCAGTAACCGGATGAATTCTCGGCCCATAGGGACTGGATATCTTGAATTCAGCAGCCACGGGCCGATGAAGTTTTATTTTCTCATCCATTATTGAATCACCGCATCATAAAGCGTTGAGTCATAAAATATATTCGATCCACCAGAGGTATCAATGCCGTCGATAATAGGACCGATCAGCGGCCTCTGAACGGTTGTCGTGTTTGTCCAACTCGACTCTTGCGTTGGATTAGCTGCCGTTGTTAAATGAAAATTATCCCCGAATGGAAGCGTTGCCATGTTGGTTGGCGAAGTAACGCTGATTGTCCAAGCAGCCACATCGGACGGACCTGTTGGCGATTGAACAAGTCGATACCATTGGTCTGCGAGAAGTGTTGCTGATGAAGTAAAGGTGGCAAATACCAATCTGGTTGACGCATCATTAAACATGGATGCTGTTGATAGCTTCACGGAAGCAATGACAGAAGCACCGTCCGAATCAAAAAGTTTAATGTTCTGTTCCGCCGCGCCTAGCGTAAATAACCACGCCCCAACGATTCGAGCGTTAAAAGGAAGTCGAAATCTTAGTCCTCGTGTATTGGTCGCATCGGTGTGGTTAAAATTTGTGTTGGAAAATGCAGATATGGGGGCTATCCCGGCAATAGGCTCATAACTGAAATCACTGTATTCAAGCGCAAAAGTAGGGGATCGTTCCAATCGCACATATCCAGACGCTGAATTAGAAGAAACTGTAAACGGGAAATTTTGCAAATCTTCGTTCAGGGTTGTTGCTATTTGGCCATTAAACACACCCCGATGGAGAATCACAACGGCACCCAATGTCCCACGCACAACATTACAATCTGCTACAAAAGCCTGAGACATTACCCAAACACTGTCATTTGTGCTGGCGATGGTAAGTGTTCCGCTTGAATTGGTGCAGTAGAGATTTCCAGACGGATTCCCAGTATCTGGATCAATTGATTCCAGCCGCATGTCGATTGTTGCGCCGGTCGTTATATTGGCCGTTCGTATTCCGACACGTCTCACGGTCGCATCGTTTGGGAATCTGAAAACCGCCGCCGCTATCTCTCCGGCAGCATCTAAAACAGGCGCAGCCCATGCAAATCCAGATACGGCACTGACAAGGAAATCTGGGATGCCTATCATCTGCTGGCCGCGCAATGATTGCATCTCCGAAAAAACATTCGGCGTCGAAAGCAAAAACAAAAGCATGAGTATGTTTTTACGGTTCAATGCCTTCTCCTGGAAAATTTTCATCAATCCAATGTTTCATACCATGGCGATAAATAGAGGCTCGGCTAATGGGAATCCCCCTTTCTTCACAATAGAGTTCAATCAAAAAACAGCGTGCCGCTATGTTTTCATTGGCGCCTAATTTTGAATAGCGTATCGATTTTCTAATAAAACGAAACGCATAATTATTTTGTTCATTCAAATCATCGACAGTCAAAGCCTGATGAATTATTCCAAACACATGTGTTCGATACGCCGTATCGCTTACTCCGGTACAGAGAGCGAAGAAGATGGGTGCCCATTTTCCTAAATTCACTTAGGTAGGCCCCAGGCACAGGCACACATCTGCAGTCGCGTCTGTGCACGCCAAGATACTTCCCGTTATGTTCCCCGCCGTTAAACCAAGCCCAAAAGCGCAAGCAGAGGTGCATGTCGTGTTACATGCTTGATCGGCAGCGGATACGGGCGTCCATCCGACGCTCGTGGTGATGGCGGAGGTTATGGTGTTTGCAATCGGGTCCGCCAAGAGCAAGTTAATCCCAGCGGCTCCTTTAACCGTAAAAGCCGAAGACGACCCACTCGTCGAATAGTTCCCAGCATTGACCGTAAGACCACGGTCGATAGTTGAAAAACCAGAAGCATTCCCTGAACTCGTTAAGATGCCGTCAACATGGGTATTCGTGGAGAGCTTGAGGCGAACATTAATCGAATCATACGTCAAGCTCACGGCTACGTTTTGTGTCGAAACATTGACCGATGAGACATTCATTCCGAAATCAAACCGTGCCGCTGCTGTTGCCGGATAAACACTTACACCGCTTCCACTTCCAGTCCCGGTAATTGTTATCACTGTGTTGCTTGTTGTGGCTATTCCAGAAATTGAAATATTCGCGCCAGCCACAAAATTGATCCCAGTGCTGGTGTTGACGATAATCCCGCCTGTTGAGACAACGATTTTTTGTGGGTCAGCCAAGAGGCCATCCAGCCCAGCTAGGTTTATTTCATCCGCGCCGCCGTTTTGGTGTTCTGCCACGTGGGCCTCTTCTTCAAGATCGGCGGTAACATCCGTTCCGGCGTTTTGAGTGATAGCGATGGTCAGATCTCCACGATTCCCAGATTCCGCTCCTGTTAAAACAATAGGAGCCGTCCCGGTGAAATTGAGTCCCGTGCTGACGCTCACCACAACCCCGCCCGTGCTGAACCGAATCTCTTGCGGATCTGCCAATAGACCCGATAAGCCGGTAACGCTGATTTCATCTGCTCCGCTGTTTTCGTGCTCTGAAGCATGAGCTTCCTCTTCGAGATCAGCCGTTAAGTCGGTTCCCGCATTTACGTTGGATATTTCAGCAACCTCGATTGTTGGTCCCAAGAGAGTTACGCTAGAAGTATTTAACGTGATTTGCGCTGTCGTGGCCCCGTCGAGAGTGCCTTGGAATGGAGGCATGAAGTTAATCTTAAACGTAGGGCTTGAAATGACGACGCTGTTGGTGGCAACGGCGATGGGCCATGGCGCACCACTTCCGGCTGTTGCGGAAATCGTGATGATCGTGTTGCTACTGGTCGCAGTTCCAGAAATTGTTACATTTGAGCCAGCTACAAAATTAATCCCCGTGCTCGTATTAACCACAAGGCTGTTTGTGGAAACAACAATCGTCTGCGGGTCTGCCAGTAGACCGGAGAGCCCCGTTACGGCTATCTCATCGGCTCCCGCATTCTCATGCTCAGTTGCATGCGCCTCTTCTTCCAAGTCGGCGGTTAAATTTGTACCTGCATTCACGTTTGATATCTCAGCGACTTCAATCGTTGCGCCAAGCAAGGTGACGGTGGATGGGTTTAATGTGATTTGGGCGGTGGTTGTCCCGTCTAGGCTTCCATTAAAATGTGAAACGAAATTTATGTTTGAAGTCGGGCTTGAAACGATAACGCCTGCCGTCGAAACAGCCAAGGCGGAAGAACCACCAGAAGCGGGCGCGGCCCATGTCGCATCCCCGCGCCAGAATGTCGTTGGCGAAGCCGAAGTCCCTGAATTGAGGTTCGTTACCGGCAAATTCCCAATAACCTGACTCGATAAAGACACAGCCTGGGTCACGACCGTTGAACTGGTCCCAATTGTTTGGAGAACGCCCCTCCCGACTGATGGGATAGCGATGGTCGTTGTTGCACCCAAGACCGTGATAGATTTCTGAAGATTGTTAAATATTATTTTTCTGGAACCGGGTGTTCCGCCGGGCTGGTCGACAACATAGAGAAGATCGTCTGCTGTTGCACTGGACAGCTCCGTCAAGGCAGTGAGCTTAGAATCAGCAAAAGCAACAGACGGAACGAATAGAAGAAAATAAAGTAGTTTTTTCATTGGTCCTCGAGAAGCAAAATTCCGCCGTCTTCAAGTAAGAGCGCCCCGGTTGTCGTGGCAGCACACGACCCTGGCTGAAAACTACTGCTTGCTGATGACCAAACCAAGCATTGACCATCGATGATGGTGGCTGTTGATACGTCAATAAGAGAACCGACGCTTGTGGATGATATATTGACTACGATGTCCATCCTGTTTGTAAATGGATTAAATCTGTATTTATATTCTTCAGCATTGGCTGGGGAGATGAGAAGAAAAAACAAGAGGAATGGCATCGCGCGCACCTCAAGTCTTTTAGTGTTCCCGCGCGACAAAATGTAAGCACCGATAAGAATCGCGGAAAACAAAATGAAGTGCCCGCTCTCCAATTGGCCCCTCTTGTGTAAAAGAAAAAACACAACCACCCCGGCGATCAGAAAATAGAATTCACTGGTAAGAAAGCCAATTGATGACGTGCGTGATCTTTTGAAGAAGGAGCGGGCTATCATGTAGGCGGACAACACGATCAAAATTCCGATGGCGTGGTTTGTGGCAATACGAGTAGACAGGAAGGCGTCGTAACACAGGAATCCGCAGCCAAGAACCGTAAGCCAGAATTCAGATGTTTTTAGCTTACCAAGATAGGGCAGCACGGTTATCCCAAATAACATTGCTCTTAACCTGAATCCTTATCAATTGATTCGATCCATTGTAGGTCAGTTTGGCGATCATCCAGGAACTCGTGCTCGTGAGCGTGTTCTGTTCCCAAGACCAGCCTTGATAAATATAATTTCCATTACCATCCGGGTCAAAGCGCTGCTCAGGGATCTTGGTCGGAGAGAAACGGATTAGATGATGGTCAATAACACTCATTTCGCTTCTCTTTCTTTTCTTTTTCCAAGTCGTTTAACCGCGTTTTTCAAAATATCTTCTTTTTTCGCTGGAATAGCGCGATCATTTTGAAGCGAATCCTGAATTTCTTCCTTTATGATTGCTTCTTTCCGATCAGCAACCTTTTTGTTCCAAGCGGTACGAATCCATTCCTCAGCATCCATCACAGAAGTCTCAACGATAGCGATGTCCTCTTTGGGGATTTCAGAAGTGCACCATTCGGCAAACACAATACTTGCCATGAGGCATGGTGCAAAAAACATAATTAGCTTTTTCATAATCACCCTCAATCTTGAAGATTTCCAGAAAACCACGTGATCCTATCTCCGACCGCACCACTTATTTCCACAACTTTCGTGCTGTTGGTAACAATTGCCGTGACGAAAGCCGTGTCGTTCGCGTCCATGTCGCAGAGGACAGAAATATGGTGTGAATAAAAATCCCTCGCGCCTATTGTTGACAACTCAACGTTGTAATCTCGATTGCTTGTTCTTAAAGAAACTATGTATCGGTCGTGAGAAGCGATTGTGTTTTCAATTCTCACTCCAACGGAAAAAGTGTATTTGCTCGTGATGGAAGCAGTAAACGTTGAATTTGTAATCGCCCCAGATTGATCAAAAATTTCATCATGAAAAGTAACGGTCGCCTCGGTCCCGTCACCTGTGGCATTAATTGAATCAGAAGACGAAGTGACCAAGAAGGATGGGTGCATGGGACGTGTAATTTCCCCGCCTGGATTAACGATGAGGTTCGATATCGGGGTTGTTGAACCAGCGGGAGCTGTTTGTAAAAACATCTCAGAAGGCATGGAGTTTGTTCCAACGGTTCCATTGACAAGCACCTGAATCCTCGCCCCTTGGACCACACTGGTTCCATCCGCCCCAGAAAAATAAATTACTCCCAAAATATCGTTGTTTGTCACGGCTGTGACTGAGCCAACGGTCGTTCCTCTTGTTTTCGATAAAACCAAAGAAGCTCCCCCGGCGTTGTCTTGGTTCCTTATTGATGCAATCGCTGAACCATCAAAATCAATTCCCTCAACTTGAACCTTCGGCATATCATTAATAAGTGCCCGCGCTGTACCCGTTCCAAAATACACATTTCCTGTCACTCGAAAATCACCAGCAACCGTCCCGCTTGACACATAAAACGTAGCGCCGGATTGGAGGGTGTTTCTGTTTTGGATGTATTGCGTAGATCCCGACGGAAGGTTGGAGGAAGAAACAGAGACTTCTTCAAGACCCGTGTTTATGTCTTGGAGAAGGTCAAGGTCGTTTTGCCAGATCTGGTCCGGCGTTTGGGGTAAAGGATTACGCGGCTTCCCCCAGGAGAGAGAAGCAGTTAAAAGAAATGACGAGCAAAGAATCCATCTGCGCAATCGTTACCTCTGATGCGTGTGATAATAAATAGTCGCAATCACATTAATAGTGTTCGTGACATCGTTGTTTGCAGCATAAAGAATGATATCGCCCAATCCAGGAGGAATATTTCCATTTGGAGTCGGCAAATTAATGTCTGTTTGGAAAAGAGTCGACTCGTTTAAGTTGTCATTAGAATAAATGAACGGCGTCGCCCCGACGTTCGCACCCCCTGGCGCTGGAGCAACGGCATCCGTACGTACAAGCGATTCCTCGATGTTCACAACAAGCGTTGGCTGCGTATTGGAGACATTCTTCTCGAAGGAAAGACGCCCGAAGAAGGTAACGCTGCCGGTCGCGATATTGACGTTGTTCACAACACCCACTTTCACTGTCCCAGTAGAAGCCGCCAATTTATCAACGTAAAGCTCAATGCGGGAGATATGAATAACACCTGTTTCGTCGTGATTAAAAGTGGTTACGCTGGAAAGATCAACAAGAATTGAATGCGTGGTAAATGCCACCCCGGTACCAACAGCAATCGTTCTTGTTGAATGAACAACCATCGTTTTATCCCGCGACATGCTTTCGTAGGGGCCTTCTGCTTTCACGAGAAGCGGGACGGCGAGGATAGCGGCCGTAATTAAAAGACGTTTTAAAACTTTCATTTTTTTCTCTCCTTTGGAGTGGCGATAGCTGAAATAATCGCGCTTTGTAATTTGGGGTTGGAAATTGTGGAAAGGAAGCGGTTAATATAAGGGGAAGCTTTTTGCCCAGCAGCAATAGACATAGAAGCTATGCGAGGTGAAACAAGGGGTGCAGTGGTAGCCAATGCACCAGCGGCAAGAATTGGATTGCTTGCGAATGCTGCCTTTCCTGCTATTCCAAGACCAACCTGACCAGTCAAAAATGATCCGAGACCACGACCTAATCCTTTTTTGAAATGTTTAACTGTCATTTCACGCCAAATTTGTTTAGTTACAGGTTTCCCGGCCATCTCGTCTAATTTATCCAAAAGTGCCTGGACTTCCCTATTTTTACCTTCGGTAATAACGCTTAAATCACCGCGAAAAATTTTCGCTAAAGAATCTTCTGCCATTCCGGGAGTTTCGAGCTTCTTTTGCAGCTCATCATAAAGTCCAGCGGCTTTGTGGAATTGTTCGTTACCTTCCTTCAGGCGATCGCCGCCAGGAAGTTCCAGCATGTCCTTGTCAGCTTTTCCAGCGATGGTTTTCAACCGACCCTCTGATTTTGGACCAATCTGCTTAACAACGCCAGGTCGGAATGTGACAGCTTCGTTGATTTGATTCTTTAAGTTGTAAAGGTATTTAAGGCGTTGCGATTCAGGTACTTTTTTTGCTGCCTCGTAAGCTTGGGCAACTTCCTGCGCAAAATCATCACCAACACCAATTTCGACACCACCCATTTGTTTTATTTCTTCTCGTGCAATTTTTTCGGGAGATCCCCTGGTTGCCAACTGCGCAATTTCTTCTTCTGGGGCGACTTCAAGACCCAAATCAACCTTCACCTTGCGAAGTTGTGTCCCAGCTTCTTCACGAATCTGGTTTAACGCTGTCGTTGCATCATCAACAGCCGCCTTTAATGATTCTTCTGTTCCCTGAACAACCTTCATAATTTCTGGATCATCAAGGCGTATTTTCACTGATCTTTTAGGCGCTTTTTGGCTCCACGCCAATACTTCTGGCAGGAGTTTCGTGGCAGCGCCTTTTATGCCTTGATAAATTGGCTTTCCAAACGGAATCGCCCCGGAAATTGCGCCAACCAATCCAACTTCACCTGGCGAGACGGTCCCTTTCTCGGAAGTCTGCTGTAAAGCGGTAAGGCCCATGCCGGTCGCCGCATCAACGGCCCCTGTGACTCCGGCAACGGCAAGTGGAGAAGTTGCTCCAACCGCGCCAGCCACGGCAGGAGCAGCAGCCGCTAGAGGTGCCAGCATTCCGGCAACGCCAGCGGCTTCTCCAAGGAAAGCAGGGATTTCTTCGCCCGGCTGCGGCTCAAATCCTGGCTGATAAGCAGCAGTGGCGCGTTCGACGGTTTTATCGACATTGTTTTTAAGTTGAATCAAATCTGGCAGTGTAAGTTGCGATCCAGGAAGTCCAGACATGAAAGACGTTGCCCCCGCCGGGGAAACACCTTCCAGAAAATTCTTTATGCCAACGGCAACACCACGTGTTGCGCGGGTAGGAGCAAGAATTTGTTGAGCAATTGATTGCACAGGCTTTGGCACCTGAATCCCCTCGGGTTGATTGGGCGGTGTCACCGTGGTCGGCTCGTTGATAGACGGAAGGCCCGTGGGGGTCACTTCCTCGAAATCATTCAAGTCAACGTCCTCAAATTCATCTAAATCAATAGCCATTATTCTTCAATTATCCTCACTGGTTTTCCGGCCCTGTCAAATTCAATTTCACGTATTTTCCCATCTTTTTTACTTTTCATTTGCTTTATGGTATGGCCAGGGCGCAAGCCTGTACCTTCTGGACGAAGAAACTCGTAAATCTGTTTTTTGTCGAGATAATCTGAAGATTTTCCATATTGGGAAGAAAGCTCTCTGGCTCGCTCGTTTTTGTTGGCATTGGCTGTTTGTTCCATCAAATCTGAAAGTTCGTTAATGAACTGACGGTTGGCATCCGACATGCCACCAGAAGAAGCTTCTTCAAATGCTGCCTCCATACGTCGCAAAATAGCCCTACTACCGCCAAAGGGAGCTTTGTCTGGTTCAGATAAATTTCCCACTTCTCCGCTTGCCCGCGCCATATATGTGGGAATAGCCGATGCCGCAATAGGATTTCCACTGTTGGCCAATTCACGAATTGTTTTTGCGGCATCTATCGATTGGTTTATGCGAACAACGCCATTGGATTGATTAAATTTATTTATGATCCTTTCTTTCTCTTCTCCGCGCCGTTCTTCAAATTTTCTGTCCCTTTCTTCTTTAAGTTCTGCCTGCCGTTGTTTTTTTAAATCAATCTCATTCGCCTGTTTCTCTTTTTCAGCCTTCATGGAAAGTCGTCGCGTCGCCTCAGCCCTGGCTTCTTTTTCAGTCATCCTCTTGCCAATCAAATCATCAAAGAGATTTTCGTTCCCTTCCCTGGAATCCATGGCGTCCAAGAATTCGAGAATCCCGTCTTTCGTTACCAATTCGGTTGGTTCTTCAGTCGCCTTCTTCTCCGCCATGTCGATCAACGACTTCTGCCGAATCTTGTCCATTTCAAACTGCTGGGCGCTCGCCAACTGCTGCTGCTCGGCAATCGGAGAAGCGATGGCGTTAATGGTCGCCAGGGGACTAGAAGCGCCACTTTGACCTTCTATGGCCGCCCGCTGCTGAAGTGCCTGCTGGATCATCGCGTAAGACGGGGCCAAATTAAATTGAGGATCAACGACTGCCACTGATCACCTCCATGCCTGACAATGAATAAATCCTGCCATCTGAATGAACAACGCCTGCGCTTACCGAACCGCCCGCGTATTTTTTCTTGGTGCCGATGGTTTCTTCCAGGTCCGCTTTCTTGTAAATGCCGCGTGTCAGAATCTCCGCCAGAAGTCCGGGGGTCAATGACTGATGCTGATAAACATTCACGTCGCTATTTCCTGTCCCTGGTTTTAATCTGTATTTTTCAGCTTCCGCTTCCATGAATTTTGTGCTGTCTTTAAATATCTGCGCCTTCCCAGGAACCGAGTCGTCGCCATACAGAAGAGTCGCAAACTTAACAGGCTGACTTCCATCGTTCCAAAGGTACTTAGGAGCGAAATCAAGGAAACTGTTAAACTGAGCCAACGTCGGTCTTTTCCCATGCAATCCCATCACATACAAACAGAAATATGGTTTATTTTCGTCTGGATCGGAAATCGACTCTTTCATTAAATTTTCCACGTCTGGCTTCATTTCTTTAAGATACCCCTGAAGGTAAAGTGACAACTGATCCATCGGCAGAAGAAACTTCTTCTCGTCGATGCGGGAGAAATAGGTATTCGTTCCAACAAAAGTCGCCAAATATTTCCCATTCCAGATCGAGAGCTTGGGCGTCTCGAAGCTCATTTCCCCCGTCTCCGTGTTGTAGTTCGCACTGTCGCACGCAAGGACCCCCGAATCTTTTGTCACGGCTGCTGCTATGAAGCACATTAAAACCTAAAGACGTTTTTTACGGCGTTGCCGACCTTTTTTCCTATTTGGGATGGATTTTTAATAAGTTTTCCAAGTTTCTTTATGCTTTGTTCAGGTTTAAAAATTGGCTCAAGGAAACCGGAAGCAGTTGTCCCAAAAGTGTTTTTATCCACAGCATTACGCATAGCCAACGCCCCACCAATTCCCGCAGCAATTGGCAAGAAAGGAATTCCACCGGCGGCTGGTGTTCCAACCGTTCCGAGACCGCCAGGGAATAGAGAGCTTGAAGCCCCGAGAGCCCCTGCACTGGTATTGGCGACACCGCCCACTCCTGCCGCAGCAGCTCCACCGCCAAAAAGACCGCCAAGACCCCCACCGCCGCCTCCGCCACCACCGGGCGCCCCAAAAAGACCCCCCATGAGATACGGCGCAAAAAGACTTGCTCCCGTCCCGATTAAAGCGTTGCGCTGTTCATCTGCCGCAATGTCTCGTTGAGCACCAATATTGGCCATTTGCGCGTCAATCCCACGCTCACCCAGAGATCGTTGAAGCTCCATCTGCTGATTGGCGAGTTGGATATTCCGCAAAGAAGCGATCTCATCAGAGGTCAATTGACCCTCAGCGGTGCCAAGTTGAGCCCCAAGACTCGCTTCTTGTCCCGCTCTTTCAAAATACCCTCTCGTCTGAAGATCCTGAAGCGCCTGCTGGCGTTGAACATTCTGCAAAAGAACGTTCGCCATTTGCTCTTGACCCGCGCGAGAGGCCGATTCATTGGCTTGCTGGACCCCGAATTGCTCAATGCTTGACCCCGCCAGTCCACGCCTGCCAGCCAAAGCTTGTGCTTGAGACATTCCTTGCTGACCTGCGTAATTTTGGTTCTGGCGAATAATGTCCAGCACTTGCTGAAGCTCTGGGGTGATTCCCTGTTGTGGCTGAGCGGCGTTAATCCCTTGCTGAAAAGTTTGCTGGCCCGCGATCGGCTGGTTCATGGCGTTGATACGAAAAGGAGGGGTCATGCCGGGTCCGGCCCCATACATGTAGGGATTCTGGAAGCTGAACTGATTAAACTGCGGCATAGGCGCTGGTGCCTGTGCTGTTGGGCCAGAGTTAAACTGCGGCATCTGCGGCATAGGCGGTGGGACTTGTGCCGCCGTCACCGTCGGACTAGGACCTGGATTCATTTGCGGAAGCCTTGGCCGCTTAATTAGATTAATTGACGGAATTCGTATTGCCATTACAAAGTTCTCCTTATCATCAACTTAGCCTGAGTTTTCATTCCTGTCATCAGTCTGACTCTCCCAAGGAGAAGTTCGTGCGGATGTCGTAAAGCTTGAGGCGATCCCCTGTTCCCGATTTCACGATCGTGTACTGAATTTCCTTACCAACGATTGGATTCGTTGCCGGAAAAGGAAATTTCGCTGAAATCTGGCCCATAGACTCATTCATATTTGAAGTCCCCAGCACGTAAGTCCCGCCGTTTCTGTCTAAGTCGTAGGTCAGCGAGATGCTTCCGGTAAACCCCGTGTTCCCGAGGTAGTTCACATAGGCGCTGCGGAAAGATTTGTCGCGGTTGAATTCTCCGAGGTCATAGGATTTTGTGCGTAAGATGGAGGTAATGGCGCTGCCGTCATCGGTATTGCCAATGTCGAAGTTGTAGACGTAGCCGGTGTCATTGGAGTCCCCAAAGTAAAGCTTGTCGCGCCAGGTAGCAAAAGAAGCGATGGGGAGCTTAAAGATGGTCCAAGTTCTGTTGCGTTGATAAATGAGAACTCTATCGTTGCGCGCACTTGTCGCGGTGGCGGTGGTGTAAGCAAGCCAGTAACGGCGGTCGAAATTCCAAGATGCCATAGATTGAGTTGCGCCGCCTTCATTCCAGTTGATCGTGGCAGATTGAATAGAAGCAGATCCCGTCCCTGAATTGACCACAAAAAAAGCACGGAAAGCGGCGTAGGAACCTGTGGCCACCGTGGGGATAGCACCAGAAGTAATGGTTTGCCAATTGGTGATGGCGCTCACGCTGGTGGTGTTCGTGGACCCGAATTGATAAACGATGGTCCCGTCAACCTTCGTTTCATCTACGACAAAGGTACTCCAAGATGAAATCAATGTCCCAATAGAAAGAATTTGAGAAGTAAATGTGCCAGAAGACCCGGCAGTGATTCGGAAATCGTCAAGTTGGGTCGCAGTGGCCGTTGCCGGGGAAACATAGGTTGGGAAAATAGCCTTTAGTTTTATGAAGCGCTTACGTGCTGATGGGACATTCTGGCTATGGGAAACAGTAAGGGCAGAATCAAAAGAAACATTGTCGTCACTTACTTCGGTCGTGTACCGGATAGACCCCTCCCCCGCGACATTGCGAGTGAATGTTCCCCAAATAGGAGAAGTAATGCCTGTGTCGTAGGAGGATGTTGTGTAGGTGAAGGTTTGCGGCGTGACAGAGAAATCATCAATAAAGACAGAGCCTGGGAGGATATCGCTTTGATTAGCCCAAATAAGATACGCATAAGGAGAACACGCTGGCCAGGTATGATTGCCACGTGCCCAAACTGTTGTATGCGTAGATCCCGTGATGGTCAATTGATAAGTAGTGGTGGCAATGAAAAAATCAACAGCAGTTCCCGTGGCGGAGAAAACCGCATTTGAGAAACTAACGTCTCCGTCGGAACTATTGTTCAATATCCTGATTTTTAAACCAGCCGCCGCACACGTACCATTTCTATCAATTGAAAGACGAAAATAATTACCAAAATTAAAAGGGATCGTAGTTGTTCCGTTTGGTTGTCGAGAAGAAATGACTAGATGAAACCGTAGCTCCGAATTGCTGGAATGATTGTAGCACTCGAAACCACTTATTTTAAAGTGGTAAGTTGTTCCTTGGCGAAAATCAGCTAGTGGTGTCGATGTGTAGACGTTAACACCAGAATTAGAATCACTATTGTTAGCTGTGCTAAATAATTTGAGCGTGTTTGTTGAGATAGAAATACTTGTGGTTGGATTGATTGGATTATTCCCAGATTGAAAATTATTCCACACATGTTTTGTTCCGGATGTTCCATTTCGATAAGAGGAAAATCCTTCTGGAAAAGTCGTAACAATCGATCCGGGTGTCGTGATGGTGTCAGAAAAAACCGTATTGTCAAACGTGCCTGAACCAAAATCCGCCGCTGTTGTTTGCGTCCAATCCGTTGTTCTGGCAGCGAGGGCTCCCAATGAAACCGACGAGGAAACATCTAGAACAAGCGTTCCCGCATTCCAGTCTTCTCCATCTGTTTCTGTAACGCTTTTCAGGCTGGCGGTGTTCTTTATTAGATCATCGGTGATGTTGCGAATCGGCTCAGAGATGTTGGTTATAGTTATTCCACGCATTTCTTCCATGCCACGGTTAGAAAGAAAAAGGAGGGAACCATCAAACTCACGTATCGACCCAGGCTGAAGACATCCGATTTCTCTTGAGATATTTCTTGTTTCTACATCTTCCTGATCAAATCCAGAGACGTACCATGTGTCCTTTTTTCGAGAGATGATGAAGTTGTCCAAGTAGGAGCCCCAAAGGCAGGTGACGTTGAATCCATCATTAGCGCCTCCGATCTGAATAGCAAAAGGGTCCGTGGCAAGTCCGCCCAACGTCCATGATTCGCCGTCGCCGTCTTCAGAGAAGCGAACCGTGGACTGTGCCCCCGATATGTTGGCGATCACCAAGCGAGTTCGCCACGACTCGATCAAAGTTCCTTTTGGTGCGGAGGCAACGGTGCCTGTCGTGGTGCCATCAAACCACCACAGGGCATCCGCGCCATTCACGCACCAAATTCTTCCCAGATTAACCGCACAATCGGGCGTGGCGGTGGTAACTGTGACGTTTTGGCCGAATTTCGTTGGGGTGTTGCCGAGGGTGTTTCTATAATACGATTGCGAAGAAAATGAAATGATCCATTGATTGGCTGAAGCGTCAACAAATTCCCACAAGCCAGTAACCGCTTTTGTGCCGCCGAGGATGGTGGAGTCGCGTTTTTGGTATCCATTTCGCTCTATCAATTCACCCGGAACATCAGAAACATAATTTTCCAAGGCGGTGACTGCCGTGTCCGGGATACGGTTTCCAGATTGATTGGAGTAAAGGCCACCACTGAAATCCTTCAGCGAGAAACTGGCTTCTTCGGCATATGAAGAAAAAAATGGTATAAGCAACAATAAATGGAAAAGAAATGTGATGCGTGTGGAATTACTAAGCCTTGGGATGCTTTTTATATTAAGGAAAACGGAAGACCAAGATGTCACTGCAAACTCTGCACAAATATAAAAAACGCTATTTACAGAAAAACCCCGCGCGGAAGAGAGGCGCATAATTCTTCCGCCAGGAGAAGATATAAAAAACTTAAAGAATTTAATAAATCTCATGGTAGGGAATCGTTCCTTATTTCTTGCTCAAAATGCCTAGAAACGAAAATGTCCACGGAGTTCAACCGAAGACTTGATTCCAAAACAGGCTATCAGGGGAATTGCAAGAAATGTCAAAGAATTAGACTTAAAAATCTTCTTCAGACTGATCGCGGCAGAGCCATGATAATGAGAGCCTTCAGAAATTACGTTTCCACAAAAAAAGGCCGTGATGTCCAACATGCGGCGGCGAAGAAATACAGACAAAAATATGGCCATAAAGTAAAAGCAATGCAATATGTGAACAATCGAATTATTGCCGGAGAACTTCAAAAAGCGAAAACGCTGCCTTGCTCTTATTGTCCACGAATGGCTAATCACTGGCATCACCATAAGGGATATGATCGAGAAAATTGGATGAATGTAATTCCACTTTGCGCTTTTTGTCATAGAAGAACTCATCGAGGATTGGGCCCTGCGACACCGGGAATATAATTTTGGCGAAGCCCCAACTTCTCCATCATGTTGCGTAGCCGTGTTTCTGAGTACGCCTTATATTCCCCCGCTTTGGTGTCTTCCCCTTCAATCAACATGATCTTGTAGGAGGGCTCATAAATCAGAATATCCGCCCAAGTCTGGTAGCGGTCCTCGCCACTGAAAGGCTCATCTGAATCACTGGAAAGACTGTTGGCTTGTGCTGCGTAATAAACCACAACTGTACCGGTGGAAGATGAGTTGTTTGGCCAAGGATAGAAACCAATCATGTCCGGCTGGCTCGGATCTTGAAAATAAGACTGCGGTGGCCCTGCGGCAAGTCCCCAATCCCCGAACTCAGCGGCACTGTCAAGACTCGTAAAAGTCGCCTCTGGAATGTTGCGACGCCGCCAGGTTACACGGTCGATATGCAATAGGTCTGCCTGGACACTGTAAAACGTTGTTCCCGCCGAAAGTTCAAAGTCGTCACTTTTGCGGACTACCCACGAAAAATTCGTTACGTCTCTGTGGGTCTCATTGATAAGTGCGTTTAGCTGCGCGTCGGTATAACGCTGGCGGGAGGAATTCGTATCAAGAATACGGATTCTGATTTGCGTCCTAAGCTCACTGAGCGTGAGACAGAACGAATCTGACGGAAAAGAAACCGCCGCTAAGAAAAGAAGAGCGGCGAGAGTCTTTTTAAGAGGCGACTCCAAAAGAGGCCATTTCACGTACACGCACCATTACGGAAGCTTGATGAGGGTAAGTCCACCAGCCGGATTCCCTGTCGCAACAGCAATCCCAAAATCACTGCGCGGATTGCTCCATGTAACCGTAGAGAATGTAACTGAAGCATAGCCCTTGGGTCCGCCCGTGGGGGAAGTTGTGATCAATACATCTCCAATATTCACAATTCCGGTTGTAAGCGCAAGGGCATAACCAGCGACAGTCATATAACCAACTGCGCCACTGGCCACATCGGCTGAAGCCACGCCCAAAACAGTCGTCGTAGCTATGGCCGCAACAATTGAACCATTTTGGAATTTGTCAGAAGTCATTGCTGTTGTGGCGACAACAATGCTTCCTCGTGGAATACTAGCAGCCGCACCGTTGACAAAAAGAACCTGTACGCTCGGGAAGGCTGCGGAAACAGACGTTGCCGCTGCGCCACCAAGCCTGATCGCACCACTGTCAGCATCGAAATCAAGATTCGTATGAGACGAAGTGCTTGAGATTTTAATATCACCTGTGGACGTGATACGCCAAACTTCAATGCCGCGAAGCACTCCTTCACCATGCAGTGCCATAATATCGCCGCGTGTCGCGTATCCAACCACCCCGAAGACGGCAACCGCCCAAGCCGTCAATATTAAGGCTTTAAATTTATTCATTGTCACCACCTTCCTTGGAATTTAGTCGTGAAATAAGTGCATTGTGTTTGAAATATTTGGATCGTCTGGGTCCAGGCGACGACGTATGTATTTCCACCTGGCTACGTCAGCTTGATACTTTTGATCCGAGTTCCATTTCTGGATCTGCCCGACAAGCTTTTGGTAACGCATCCCGTGTTTTCGTTGGGTCGTCGAATACTGATCCCATGTCATCCCTGGATCAAGGCGATCGCGGAGAATCTTTTCTTCCTTTTCAAGCTCCGCTCGCTCAACTCCATCTGCGCGCTGAACCGCCTGCGCTTCCTGAATCTTTTTCAGTCGATCCAGATTTGCGCTGACGATTTTCTTGTCCTTGGCTTGGTTGACAACCCCTTGGGCGCCTTTAACTTCTACGCCATCTCTAGCGTCCTCAAGCTGCTGAATTTTTTGCTTAAGCGTCTGTTCTTCAGCATAGCTCAAGTGCTTTGGCGTTTGTGTTACCGCTGCTTCTTGCAGATTCATACCATCTCCTTAAGTGGAAGATTTATTTTTAGCTGACATTTTGTCCGTATATCCATGGCCAATGCAGCGGCGAATTCACATACCGCATGTAGGCCGAATACTTCTTCACGTATGTGTCGAAGTCCTGATCCTTGTTGAATTCAAGCGGAATCCGCTGCTGCCAGATCAAGAACTGCTTCATTTTCTTCGAGTCAATCAAGAACCAGTTGTTCGTGTCGGAAAGAAGAACCGATGAGCGAACCTTGAACTTGTTGAAGAAGAAAGAAGCGTCGTTGTTGTTGGTGCCCGGACGAAGCTGAGAATTGATGATTTCCCAAGCTGTCACTTCCAAGTCCACCGGCACAAAGAGCGTATCCGGCATCACGCCAACCATCCGGCGATCTTGTGAGTTGGTGAATTTACGCATGGCAATCATCGCCGCTTCCAGCGCCGCATACGAAAGAGCGGAGGTTCCGCTGTTCGACTGCGTGGTGGAGGTGCTGACGAAGGTATGCGAACCGCTGCACAGCGCCAGGCCATCGAAGACAGTATAGGTGGTGCTAAACGCACTGGTAAACGGACCAACTCCATCCGTCTCCATGCGATAGCGCGCCACAGATCCCATCTGGGAAACCAAGGCTTCGATCACGCCATACAGGTCATCATCGACAAGCTTCCGTTCAATTTTCAGGCCCATCGCAATTTCTGATGGGGTCAGGTCCTTTGAATTCCCTTCACGGAATTCGTTGTAGGTGAGTTCACCCGTGAAGTCCGGCATGTTGCCCAGATCCTCCACCTCGAAATACGTCTCTTTTTTTCTTTCCGAGGTTACGGTGTTGTAGAACTCCCCGATCAGCGAGCTATCAGCGTCTTCGTTGAAGGCATTAACGAAGACCTTTTTAATCGCTGGCGTAACAGTGTTGGTAAAAGCTGATTCGCTTATTACGGCCATTTTTCATTTCCTCCTGTTAGTCTATTGTGTGTCCGATGGTGTCACGGACAGCAACTTTCGCGTAAAACCGTGGGGTTGTGAGCGTCAGGTTGTCATGCTTGCTTGGATCAATTAATTGGAGCGGAATACCAACGGCTTCAATGTATGTCTCCAAAACAGCGATGGTCCATGAACCAGCAGCAGCATCAGTTCCGATTTTTGTGGAGCCGGTATTGAGTTTTGCCAACCCATGGCCGAAACGAAGAATCTTGATGACGGTCGTGGTGGAATCCCAACCAGTCGCGGTTTTCGAGATGCACGAGCCGGACGCTGAATCCTGTACGAAAGCCAATTTACCGGCTCCAGTCCCAGCCACAGCGTAAAGGAATGATCCGTTGATGTTGTCTTCAAGGGAAGTGATCGTCACGGTGGTTCCTGAAGTAGAAGCCACGGCTGCCGTGTCCGCCTGGTCGTATTCAACCCAAACTGGCGCATAACGATCGAAGAGTTCGATATCCATGAACTTCCAAGTCGCGCCAGTGACAGCCGAAGTGCTAAGGGTTTCAAAATCCCAAGGGCCGGTAGAAAGACCAAGGGAATTGGTCGCAGCACTCGCGCCCAAGATCGCTGTGCCCAAATCCGTCTCGCCCGTGGCTCCGGCCATAATTACAGCGCCCTGTGAAATGTCAGCCGCCGTTAAAATCGGAACTTTTATTTTTACTGGTGCATATCCGCTTGAAACTCTCATGTTGCCTCCTGTTAGGCTCTGCTATTTTGGCTTCCACAAAAATGGCAAGACCCGCTTGCCACCTGTGGATCGCCATTTACAACGGTCACTCCACCGTTACCAGTTGAAGTGAACCCCGGACTTTGCACTCGTTCCGAGTCGCAGCGAAATCCGCACTGACGACATCGGTATACATTCAACTCCAACGAACTCCGTTCCGGCTTTCCCGTCCCCGCTGTTGGCGAGGGGTGGAGCATCCGACCGATATCACCACCGTTGGTGGATGAAGTACGGCGCTTCCGCTCCTCTAAAATCATTTCTTAACGACCTTCTCAAACCCAATCTTCGGGTCCTTGAAAATCACACCACCACCCATGTTCATTTCCAGGTATTTTCCAGCGTATTTCTCACGCTCGGATTTGGTGCGAATTCCAAAATGGCGTCCCACTTCAAGATCCTCTCCTTCCAGGTCGTCGTTCTCTTCTTTGCGGCCTTTGTTTTTATCCGAAGAAGCTGACGGCGCATCAAAGTCATTCACAATTCTTCGCATGGATTCACCTTTCTCTTTTTGTTTGGTTGATTTCTGTTCCGAGGTATCGTCTTTGTCATCACGGGAAAACGCCAAATACGTCCGCTCCATGAATTTTGCAAGGCGAGTCGGATCGCGTCGCACTTCCGGGGAGGCTTCGTCAATGGCCTGGGTTACGTCGGACCTGTATTTGGCGAAATTTTTTCCGTATTTCGAGAGGACATCGTTTTCGGCTTGCATGCGGGCAATTTGCTCTTGATTCTTTTGTCTATCCATGTTTCTTTCATATTCAACGTAGTGGAGACGGACGTTTGCTTTATCCATGTTGTATTTCTTTCCGAATGACTCATCATCAAGACTCGACATGTCACCCATCACAATGGCTTTGGCTTTGTAATACTGATCCTCTTCACTGGAAATCTGCGGAGTGGATGATTCGGTTTTTTTGCTCTCCAAAACACTGAGACGCCCTTTCGCTTCCGCTAACTCTAATTCCAGGTCGCGGGTTTTGTCGGGAGCCGCAGGCGTTTTTTCAGCGGCAGGCTCAGGGGACGTATCATCAGCCGGTGGAAGATTATCTGCGTCTTCCTCTTTGACTTCTTCTTTTGGGTCTTCTTGTGCTTTTTCTGGCAATTTAACCGACATCTTTTCTCCTTTGGAGCGCTTGCACATAAAAAAAGCCCATCCTCATCTGGATCTCGCGTCCAGACAGGATGAGCCTTAAAATGCGCTCTTATTAAATGGTCCCTAAGCGGCGGGACTTAAGAATTTTGTTAGGTCGATTTTCATTTCGACCATGTTGGGCTTTAAACAGCCTTCCTTCCTACAACTAACCTGAAGTTTCAATATTACGCAACCTTTTTCTGCATCCGGGGAAATCCAATACCGGAAAATAGGCTTACTACAATGGTTGCAAAACTTGAAATCACCACTACCTGTGGTAGTGCCATTGCTACCGTTGTTCGAGCTGCTTGAGTTCATCAAGACGTTTTTGCGTCTCCTTTAAAATCGAGTCGTAGCGCGCCACCATCATCTCCGGCTTCTCAAACATCGTGATCACATTCTGATAGGCTTCCTGCATCCCCTGATAAATCCGCGCCAAATTTGCGCCAATATCATCACCACGCCGTAAGTTTTTATCCTTTTGAATACCGGCATCAAACTCAAGGTCACGGATGGCATTCATGCCCGATTCGACAGCGTCTCTTCCCCCAGAAGAACAACGCTTTATGTTGGCAATCAATGCTTCCCAATAGGCAACGGTTTCCTGGCATTCAATGATGGTTTGCTTTTCAACTACCTTGTGGGCCATTTTCTGCTCCTAGTTGCTGATTTAAAAGATCAGCTCCGATTTGCTGTGTTTGGAGTGCGGCGTCAATCTCGCCCTGAGCCCCAATTTGAGTCATTTTGTTCTGGTGGCGAGTGTCTTCAGCTCCTACCTTTGCCGCCAGCTTTTGCTGCTGCATCATCTCTTTCTGCTTAAGTTCTTCTTCAGCCGGATTTTTGAGAAGGCCCGTTCCGGGGTCAGTGACTCCTTCCGCTGGTTGCTCCGGCGGCATGAGCGCCTTGTAATCTTGGGTCCGGCTGGCAGAAAGGATACGACCCAAAGAATTGCGGCGAATGGTTGGGTCCTGGGCTGTGACCGGGTTCTGCGCCAAGATGTTGTCAATCTCAACGGCCCGCTGGAATTCCTGGTCAGGACTCTCAAAGACAGAGGTTCCGTTTACAACAAAAGTGACATTTGGGTTATAAAGCTTGGCACGATCCATTTCATTCTGAAGTAAAAGACCGTCCTCTGATCTCGTGTAATACTTAATCCGATCTGATCCATATTGATAGTAAAGATCAACCATGAACGATCCAATAGATCCGAACACTGAGATATAGCTTTCAACGTAGTCATCGATGCGGTTGGAAGATTGGCGAAGCATTTCCTGTTGCTTGCGCGCGGGCGCCCGAGGGTCCAGGGGGGTTAGTGCCCCTGAATTCCCCGAGGTAGAACCAGTCACCATGTCCACCAACTGATAAAGCATCATCTCTTCTTCCACGGAGCCCGAAAGGTCAACTGGCCGGATATCGAACTGTTGCACATCATCGGTATTAGCCAGCCAGAAGACCACTCCGGGGCGGAACCGCAATCGTTTATCTGAAGGATCAAACCTGTTCTTGGCAGCGTCCTTAGCTTTAAAAGACGGGACGTGAGAGATGGTTCGAGAATTGATGCGCTGGCGGTGGAGGATATCGATTTCTTCACAAAGATCCGAAATGTCATCGACCAAGCTCATGCCGAGCATCCGACCATCTCGGCGAATGGGACGAAGCAAGAAATAATTGGGCTTGCCTTTGCGGATAGGGTAGTCGGTCAAATAGAGAATCTTGCCGCTGGTAAAGTGGTAGTAGGCGAGGTACTTGCGTTTGATGTTGTCTTCGCGATCTTTTTCGGTGAGCGACGCCTTGATCACCAACTCAAAGAACTCGTATTCATTGGCTTTCGCGCTGGCGTAGCGGTTGATTCCTTCGATATTGTCACGCGATTGCGTGTACGCCTCTTTGGATCTGGGCTCACCGCCAGAGGCAATGATCGAATCAATATCATCTTGGTCAAACTTGCCGATTTTTACCATCTCCTGAAGTTTGTAATCGGTGTACCAGACCCGCTTCCCGAAGCAGAGCAAGTCTTCGATCCGTGGGATAAAAACCGGCCAATGCACAAAGTCAATGAGCGGAACAATGTAGGCGCGCGGGCCGTCGTAGTTCACGACCTCGTATTCGTAGCGCACGTCATACGGATCGCCGTTGCCAAGTTGATGGAGGATCTTGCTGTACTTCTCATCCGAGATCCCCGCGTCTTTGGCGGTCGGATAGTCCACCACAAAGTCGTCAATCTTGGAGTACGTTTTGAAATCAACCACCATCTCGGTGTCTGTTTCCCAGGTGAGCTGGATAGGGCAAGTCCCGTCCCGGAAGGAGGGGATGATGGCTTCTTTTAGGGTGTCGTGAACGTTGGTGTCGTTCTTGATCTTGTCTTCAACAAAATCTTCCAGGGTTTTCGTGAATTCCTTGGTGGATTCATAGTTACCCTGGGGTCCAGCATACTTGGTGAGCAAGAAAGGGATGGGGCGCATGGTCGAGCGCATGAAAACAGACCGAATCTCGCGCAGTTTGATCTTGGGGAGCGGAACGTGGAGGTGGCACGCGCCCGGCCACGGACTGTCGGTCACCGTCACGACCCCTTCGTAAAGATCGTTCCACTCGCGGAGCTTTAAAACAAGATTCGAGCGGCTATCGTACCAATCATTGATGATTCGCTTGAGTTTGTCTTCAAGAAGACCCTGGTCATCGTCCTCGAGCTTGATTTTGCGACGCTTGAATCGTTCCCCAACCGCCTCAATCTCGCTTTCCGACTCAACCAACTCCACCGGCGGGTTGGTCAACTTCGCCAGGGGCGTCTTTTTTCCGTTTTCTGATCGTTCTGGGAGTTTGACTGCCAATTTTTACCTCTTGAAGATGTTGAATCCCCGAAATCCTGGTTTCGGCTGAATAATTTTCTTTTCTTCGGCTCTCTTCACCCGTGCCTTCATCGAATTCGGGTGATTTTCTTGCAAAAACTCAGATGCTTCATGTAAAACACCCTGCAACAAAGCGTAAGGAAAGCTCATGTGGGCTTTAACAAAAAAATATCCTTCCTCGTCGATTCCGAATCCCGGTCCCTCAACGGCACGCCGAGTCTCTTTTTGTTCTTGCGTACCATCATTCGGGGCCTGAGGAACTTCATTTTCAGGACCTTCTCCGTTCTTCTTAACTTCATCCATGTTTTCTCCTGCGTCAAGACTTTTACATGATCAACAAAATCTTTTCCTCATCAGAAACCACCTTCCCGTCGATCGTTTTTCCAGAAACACGGACGGTGCAATCGCCGCCATGGGCATTTCTTTTCCGAAGGAGGCGAAACCGAAGGCGCTGGCCAGGCAAAAGAAGATTCGGCAAGAAAGAACGGCCCACGAGACGCTCATCCCCAGATTCATAAAATTCATTTACCCGCTGGCTCACCGGAATTCCCATCAAGGTGTGATAAGAAAGAACCACCTGGAAATCACGAATTTCTTGATCCAATCCATTTGTGACAACGGCTGAATTATTATTGATCATGGAAACCGGCATGATTTCAATGGATCGACCTGAAATTTCTTTCTTTGGATAAGCCGGTTTCACGACTTCCGGCTTCTCGATTTCTTTTTTTTTCGGCTTCACAACTTCCGGTGCGGGTTGTTTACTTATTTTAATCCATTTTTTTGCCATTACACCACCTCCAGGATCGGCGCGGGCATTCCAACCATCAAGGCCATTGTCTCATCTACACGCCAGATTATTTTGTCGTTAAATCGATATTGCCCATGTTCGTATTTCTCAAACCAAATCTCCCAACCAACCTTAAAATTTGAATAGGCGCTGCGACTGATCCGGCCATGAACATATTTTCGTGCGGCAGGCTTATAAGTCTGCGGCAACGCGAGCCCCCAGGGCTTTCGTTCCCCATCAATCACGTCTACCACGATCACCCCCGGCGCCGGGACAGAGTTCTCGCAAACCAAAACCTCGCGCTCTCGCGCTACAAAGCGACCCTCGCCAATCTCATGCTGCGCCCACTGCCATCTTTCCAACACGATACGATCGCCCGGTCGCACCAATTCACAAGTTGGCCCCGTTTCTTCAACCACCACAGGGAAAGCGTCCGGTTTCATCCGCTGGTTGCGTGGGTCAGGGTCCAGAATCACAATCTGCGGGTGCGGTTCTGCCGCCTTTAAGATGTTTGCAATAAAATGATCACCATAAAGGCGGGCACCATCAGGCCAAGCCAATTTTTCAGGCTTAAGAACCGGCTCCATTAGTATCCTTTTTTCTTCTTTTTCTTCTTTGGCATAACTACTCCTTTTTCATACCCCAATATACGACGCCCCCTTTCCCTTGGTGACGGCGCTGGATTCTCCCTTGGATTCATTCCTGGAAGATTCCACTCCTTTTTTCAGCGACGTGACATCAATGGTCATGCTACTGTCGCCATCTTTGTTTTTGGAAATTGAACGAACCACACCTGTGCCGGTGAAAGTACATTTATGGCCCACATCGTAGTCATCCAATTCCTTGAATTTATTTAGATTCACATGAAGATCGGTCGGCATGTCATATTTTTCAGGCGTCATGGCGATGGCATTCAGTCGTGCAACTTTACTCATAAGTCCTCCTAATATCCGCCGCGAGTTTGCGGCAGGGGAATCTGTGGATCGCGGTTGTGGCCATTGCGGTCGATGCGGAAAATTCGGTCATATGTAGACTCGTAGGGAGTCAGAACCTCTTTTGGCACTTCATTTAAGCTCACCAGCCCATATCGAACACTTTCTGCGCAATCGGTATCCCCATTTTCATCAACATCCTCAACTTTTTTTTCGTCATGTATCAAAGATGGTAATGTACGAATCAAATTCGTGCAGTTGGGGGAAATCTGCACCCATGGCAAACCGTCTGGTGCGAGGAAAAGAAATTCACGAACCTTGAGCCAGCCAATAACCCGAGAATTATTGGCAGGCTTCATGATAATGCGATCCTTCAAAACTTCTTGCATGAGTGCCTGGATTGGTTGTCCACCACCTTCCGTGTCCGCCGTCTTCCCCCAAATTTCCGGCGAAGCCGTCAAATAAAGATACTCCTCTTCTCGCGGGCATAAATCAAGAATGTCCTTGGCGAGTTCTTTGGGCGAACGGCGGGTCACGTAAAGTTCTCGATAAATATAAATCCGTCCCATCGGGGTTATTTCATACCAATAAATAACCGCCGGATCAGAATACCCCCAATCCATTGACAGAAATTTCATCGTATAGGTGTCAGGTTTGCGAATATTCCAAAGAACACCATGGCCAGCGCGGGGGTCAAAATTTTCAAAATAGGTCCCCTCGAAAACATCCCAGCGACCCTCCGCCAATGCCAAATACTTTTTCTCGGGGAGTGTTTTTAGTCGATTTATGTAATCAGGGTCATTCTCAATGAGCGCTGGATTGTCTTTCAGAAAAGCGGGGATAAAGGCCATGGTTTTCCCATCACGCGCATTCTTCCACCGTTTCGAAACTTCCGATGGTTTTATGAATCGTTCGTACACCCACGAATGCCCTATATTACCCGGATTGGATGTCAAGCGAACAATCGGCTTAACGCCCGGAATTGAAGAACGGCAACGCGAAGTGAGATACTGAAATTGGAAAGCCGTAAATGTGGTGGCCTCATCGAACCATTCATCTTGAAATTCCGCAGACAGGTATCGGTATACATCTCCATTTTTTTCGCAATAACCGAAGCTTTGGATTGAACCATTCGGAAATTTCCATTCATGTTTCGATGAATTGTATTTGGCTCCGAAGTGCGGATAAAGTTCTCGTGTTGTTCTAATAACAGAATGCTCAAGTTCGGGAAAAGTGCGCCGAAAAATAATACCACTGCTACCAGGATACTCCAACCGACGACGCAAGGCTCCCAAAATCACTGCATACGATTTCCCGCCCCCAACTGCCCCACCATAAAGCACTTCGTCTTCCTGAGCGGAGAGAAATTCCTCCTGCTTCGGAAAAATATTAATCCGAACCTCATCGCCAACTTTCTCGATAGCCTTTCTCATTTCTTTTTCACCGGCTCGCGTGGGACACCATCAGCCACTTTTACCCGCTGCTCTTTGGCATTTGAACCTACGATGATCGTGTTGAAGACAACCTTCGTCGGCACACGCTGGCCGGTCATATCCACGACCCTCTTAAAATTAAGAAGATCGAGTACCTTGTCCAGCCCATCCTTTCTCGCCCGCCAGTTCGGGGTTTTGTACGGACCCATCTTCGACATCTTGATGTCCTCGGCTTCACAAAGGTCGCGGATGTAGTCACGAATTTTCGGTTGCGGGAAAGTTTCCTTGAGAAGTTTTTCCAGAAGCTCTAAACCTTCGGAAGTGTTAATCAAATCTTTGGCCTGCGCTTCAACAATCTCCGCCACCGACACGGTTTCCAACTTGGCGGTTTTTTTAACAGGAAGGTTCATAGGGGGGCGATGCTCGGTAGTTTAATCTTGTAGAAAGGGCGGAGTGGAAACTCGGGGCGAGCGGTGCCGCTATTTAGCGCTACGGATAGCTGGGTCACATTTTTAATGTAGATTTTTTTCCTCAAAAATTTTTTATCTTTACCACGCTGCTTCAGTCTGAAATACAAATAATCCCAGAGCAATTGATAAGCCTTAGCCAGCTTTTCATCATCCAAACACACCCGCTCGCCAAACTTTCCATAAGATTTCGGCGGTAGTGGCATTGCTCCGCTAGTTGTACTTCGGCAGAATAATCTTGGATTTTTTCTTAAACATCTTCATCGAAATCTCATTTTCACGGCCAGAAGAAATGTGCTTTACGCGGGAAGGACCTTTCGGTGTAAGCCATGCAAGCGGATCTATATTTTTCTTGCCAATTTTCGTGGCGCTTTTGTTCTCGCTGTCATAAAGAATCGAACCTTTCCCTTCGTAACTGTAACGACTACGCCCCAATTTATTGCGAAGCCAGGAATTAAGCGGCATGTCAATCCCTCCTTAAAAAGCTCAACATGGATTTCTTTTTTGGCTGGAGTTTCTTCTTTTCGGCTTCAGTTAAAGCACCCACTTCGCCTGCGTAAGTCTTACCCATCACTTCTTCCATGTCATCACCCATGGATTCCTTGATCTTGCGGCCTTCCTGGCCTGGTCTCTGGAGAAGTCGTTTACTTAAGTGTTGGCGAAGCCAAGAATTGAGTGGCATTTGTGCCCCCTTTAAAGCGAGTGCTCATTTTGAAAAAGCCTCGCCATCAATAACAATTGTTAAATCTAAAGTCAACTTTAGCTTTTACTTCCGAGTCACTGGCAGTAACTTAATCAAGGTCATGGCGTCCGGGTAAACCCTCTTCCGGCAGCAAACCGTCTCGAACCGTTCAATCGTGCGGTAACGAATCACCATCCGGGGACAATGACACCCGATGCAGGGCACCCGCCTGTTTCTTCGGTCCAGGAGGATGGCCACGTTCACCAGCCTGTTGATCTCGCGTCGCTTCATATCTTGAATATCACCCCATTTTTTTAACTTGGCAAGCGTTTGATTTTTTACATATGATGAATCAGTGATCAGCACCGCTGTCCATTTTCCAACAGAATTCGGAAGCTTGTGCAGTGAATTCTTAAGACGATCGGGGGACCATGAAAGAACCGTCGAGTCCATTAAGAACCAAATTCGTAAACTCACCCAGAAGCAAGACAGCGATTTTTGGGTCATCAGCGAAAAGGGGGAAATCATTGGCTACTTCTTTGCGGAAATCCTACCCACGGAGTACGGCACACAGGTCTGCCTTGTCCACCAAGTCGTTATTCGGGCTGGAAGTAAAAAGCATCTTACGGAGATTGACTGCCATCTCGAAAAGTGGGCGAGCGTTCGTGGAGCCACGGAGATGGCGTTCTTCACGCGCCGCAACACCACGGCATTCTTACGCTCCCTGAAAAATGGGTGGGCGGTTGATTCTGTGGTGCTGAAGAGGAAGATTTAACGCCGTTTCTGATGGGAGGGGTATGAATTACATTGAAGAACAGAGAAAAATGATTAACGACTTCGCAAGTCGTCCTCATGAGACGGTAAAAAATGATTGTGGATTTTTTAACCCACACGAATGGACTAAGTGGGAACAATTTAAGCAACTAATGAAAGTCTATTTAAAAGGACACATTCTTGATTCTGAGGATATCTGGCAAAAGCGTAAGTGCGTCAAATGCGGAAAAGAACAAAGAGAAGAGATATAAGGCCCGCGACCATGGTGAGTAAAGAAGACATAGATGATGCTTATAAACATGAAGCTTTAGGTCAATTAAGTAAATTGGCTAATCGACTGTTAAAAGAACGAGACGCCTACCGGCAAGTGGCCCTGAATTGGAAAAACACTCTTGATCCTATAAAACTTATGGATGATAAAATCGTGGATGAGGAAGCCCAAAAACTCCTGGGCGATAAGTGAAAATCACCGACTCCCTCATCAACAAAAAAGTCCGCAAGGAATACTGGGCGACGGATGACTACATGCGTATCCTGTTCGTGGGCGAGGAATGGTTTGTGGCGCGGAACTTAGAAGGGAAGGAAGTTGTCGTGCAGAAATCATCCGATGATGATTACATCTTGATCGAGGAATGACCATGGCAAATAACGTCGGCAGCAAAGAAAACCCCGTCTTCAAAATGGGCAAAGATTGTATGGTGTTTTTTAAGCTACACGGAATCCAGGTCGCCTTCGGTAGCCAGGAAATCTTTATCCCGGAAGAACTTCTACATGCCCACCGCAGTTTTCAAACCTACCATCTCGCCATGCAGGATGCAGAGTACCGTATCACCATGCAGCGGGAGGTTGAGAAAAAATGAACGACATCGCCAATCGCTATAGAAACATCGTCGCGGCCATAGACAACCTCCTGCTCCAGCTCGGCGACCAGGCCAGTGAGGCAAACTTCTACGAAAAACTCATCACCATGCGGGAAGTTTACGCGCATGAATGGCTGTGGCATGCGGCAGGAGAGAAATGACCCCCACGCCCATCTGGGAGATGGCGGGCATGATCCGGGCAGAATACGCATGCTTACCCTGGGAAATGAAAAGGAGTCTCATCATCCGCCACCACGGCATCCCCATCATGGACGAAAGCCACAGGCTGTACGAAATACGCAGAGAGAGGAAGGCCAATGGGAAGTGGAATTCGAGGTTTGGGTTGCTCTTGGAGATTTATGAAAAACCGGATTATTGAATGACCTGGTTCGCCCTCGCCATCGGCCTCACCCTCTCCCACGCCAAAACCTCTCACCAAATGGCGGGCCCCTGCGGGGAACTTGAACCCGATGCCTGCCTCACAGAAGTCATCAACGAGCTCCGCGTCGACGGCGTTACCGGCGACATCCACGCCATCGTCATTGATCGTTCCGATTGGGAAAGCGGCAAAGTCATCTGGAACACCGAAACCAACCAGATCGAAATGGAAGACGAGGATGCTGTTACCGTCAACTACTTCTGGCGAAGTACCTGTAGGCCGGAGGAATTGCCATGAACCAAGAAGAACTATTCCTCGAATCTCACCAACTCCTCGTCCAACTCACTCGCCTCCTCGCCTTCCCTGTCCAAAAAGCTTCCGCTGACGCCATGCGAGCACTTGAAAATAATCCCACTAAGCTCGGAACCATCATCCACCTTAACCTTGCCGAAGAGGTAAAAGAACTCTACCCAATCTCCCCAGAAGCCCGCTCCGCTCTCATCATCGCCTTCGCCAAATCACATATTCACCTGATCGGAGAATAGGGTTCCTTTCCCATAGCTCTGAAGAAATAGAGTTCCTTTTCTCTCCAGGCGTGGAACATTCGTGGAACAGCTCTACGTGGAATGCTTACCACCCTTTTCCCTGAACCTTCTTTTTAACCGGAGCGCCCCGGGATCTCCCATTTACCGGGATTGCCGGTGAATTGAGAGAAAGATGCGCGTGAGCTAACGGCGAAGGAGATGGAACGATCCATGGGAAATTTACAATGGGGAAAGTGGTTTCAGGATTAAGCATTCTTTTAAATCTACAGCTCACTTGAGCTTCAGATAGAGTGCTAGGATGCTTCTTAACAGAGCAACGTAGTGCTTTGATTGAGTGCTAGCACGCCATAATATGCCGGTTGTTCAAATGGAATTGTAAATCGATACGTGTTATAGATCAAATACGAATCTGTTGAATAAACCTTAATGGAGATTATCAGAAGCTAGCCCGCCGATGCGACAGTCCAGCTAGCTCAAATATACGCTATCTATTCAACCGCTTCTACCGTCGAGAAAAAATGCGCGACGTGAATTTCAACCCTTTACAAACTACATCCAAAAGCCAACGGCCCCCACTCCGGCTTACCGGAAGGCCAGCGAGCAGTAGTCAGAGGGCGAGGCGCTACTTCTCTCAAGTCAACGGATGACTGTGTGTGCGCTTCGGCTGAACAGAAGGGAAGCGAGTAACTTAGAAGAAGGTAAAGACAAAGGCAATGAGAATAGATCAATTGATTGGGATGAGAACAGATGATAACTAGAATAGAATAGATTAATTAGATTAGAGCGATTGGTTAGTTATATCCTAACCAGGCAGAGTATATACGCCTAATTAATTAGGCCAAAGTGTTTCATACTCATTCCTATCTATATGCTGTAAATAGCCTATTTTGACCATATTCGCCCAATTATTCACAGGAATGTCACTGAATTGTCCTTGATTTGCGTACTTGCGCAGGTATGATTAGGAGTAGTAAAAGGAGGCTAGCTTATGATCAAGAAAGGACTACAATTGATTGGCGAAATGATGATTGTGATGGGGTTATTCGGGATCATCTATTTGGTGGTTGTGGCGGTGTCGCGGTGAGGTCGTTTATAGCCTTATTTGTCATCTTATTGCCCGCTTGTAATTCGATCAAGAAGATCACTGAGGGCGCGGAGTCAACGCCGCCAGCTCCGTATGCGACCTCTGTCCAAGGAACACTACAGGGGCAATATGAGTGTGTTAGCTTAAATGGGCTAGATCCGGCATTGCCGATCGAGGTTTTATTGAATGGCAATCTCGTTGCTACATCCGACTACAATCGCCTCGGATACAACATTTGCTTCCGTAATCACGTCGTCGCCATGCCGGATGGCACTTTCCTCATTACCGGCCCAGTAAGCAATGCGGGCGACCGCTATCGTATCACCACGGAGGTTCAACCATGAAGCGCCTATTCCTCGCCATTCTCTTAGTACCCGCTACAGCCTTCTCCAAGAGCAAGGAGTCATCCCTCATCGGCATGGACATAACAGCCGTGGTCGAGAAGGCGGGCTACCCTGACGGCGTGCTCTATGCCCCCAATGGCAACGCCGTGTACGTCTGGGGCGAATCCAACACCGTCCAGGGATCTGATTTTCACTACCAGACCCGCTCCAAGAACCTGGGCTACACCGTACCGGGGCAAGCCGTGACCTATTGGTGTCGGGTCTATATCGAAGTCGAGGGCGGCGTGGTCGTGGACGTAAAAACGCGCG